TCACTGCTTCCCCCTATAGGTATGCGGCTTACCGGTCTGGCGTTCTGCTGCCTTCACAGCCTCGGCCGGACTGTTGAACGTCGGCAGGTCTGCCGGCGGCACCTTGGGCGGCTGGCCGGAGCCACGATCGCGCCAACCCTGGCGATAAGCACCAAGGGTGAGGATAGCGAGGGCGGCACCAACCAGCCCCTGCCAACCGAAGGTGCGCCAGACCCAGCCAAGCACGACAAGCGCCACGATGAACCATGCCCAGCCAGGCACCCAGCCGAGCAGGAAGTTGCGCACCATGCCAAAGAGCCAATCCATTAGAGCTGGTCCCCGGTGAAGTCGTCGCCGATCTTACGGAGTCGGGACACCTCGGCCTCGGGATCGTCGGCACGGACGGCCACGCGCGGGCGCATCCAAACGTTGACGACGAACACGGCTGCGATGACGTAGGGCAAATACTTCGGCGGGATGACCGCCTGCACCTCGGGTGCGCCCAGCAGTGGAGCGACCAGCACCAGGAAAGCGCCGATGCCGTTGAAGAGGCGCGTGCGCCAGCGAACGATGAAATCCCATACGTAGTGCATGGCTAGGCCTCCTTGGCGACCTTGGCGAGCGCAGCGGCCCGCTGAGAGTTGATGACGACGCGGAAGATGAGGATGCCGACCACCACGACGACGACCGCGATAACGACGCCCACGGGGAGGCTGGAGAGGTGATTAGCCTGGTCGGCGGCACCTGCCCCACCCGTGACCACGGCGCCGCCTGCCTGCTTCTGCGCGGTCGTGCGAGCATCCTTGGCGTCAGCTTCGAGCTGGGGCTTGGTCGATACCCATGAGAGCGAGGTTGCCTCGATAGCGGCGATGCGTCGGGACCAGCCCTTGCCGAACACCGCGAAGGTGGAGAGCGACTGGACGAAGCCGAGCCGCTTGGCGTTCACGCGCTTGATGAGATCGCGCGCCGGCAGTCCCCGGGCGGCAAGGACAGTGGCAGGCCCCATGATGCCGTCGACGCCGACGCCGGCCGCCTGCTGCAAGGCCTTGATGGATCGCGCAGGGCCGCTGTTCACCCCGTAGTCGAACACGGTCAGGTCGAGCCCGCGCACGAGATCGTCGCCGCGCACCGGGTTCCAGTACCCTTCCCTGTAGATCCTTTCGACCTCGGCCGAGGAAATGGCGCGCAGGTCGGCCTTGGTAGCGCCGGGGCGATAGCGGCGGTACACGGCGAGCGTGATGCCCTTCATCGTCGCGCCGCCCGGATCGGCAGGGTGATCGGACCACCCGCCCTCATAGGCGAGCGTTTCCGCCAGCACCGCTGGCAGATTACCTTTGGCCATCATCGGCCTCCTGTGATGTTGAAGACGAAGGGGCGACTCGGCTAGCGATCGGGCATGGACACGCCCACGATCTCCGACGCCGCCATGGAAGTGCTTACCCAGCTTGCAGAGAAGCCGGGTTCAGCGGTTGATGCTGCCGCCTATCGGGAACTGGCGGCCCATGATTTCGTGATGGCTGGGCCGGCGAATGCGCACATTACCCAGCGGGGGAAGCTGTTCTGGCTCCACAGCCAAGGAAAAGAGCAGGTTTAGCGCCGCCAGCGGTCAGCGTGGCGGATGCCTACGAGCAGCATCAATGCGGTAATAGCGGCAGCGCCAGTAGCTGCCCCGGCAAGGAACGCGATCAATCGAGCGCCAACAGCTGGGCCGTGCGCTCCTCACCGAACGCCTGCATCATCGCTCCAACCAGCGTTGGATAGTCGGGATCGTCCGAAACGAAATATTCGAGCGAGTTGAAGAACAACCGCATCTTGGCGGGGGCTGCCTGCAAGGCGGCCTCCCATGTCGCGGCCTCGGTCTCGGTCAGCCGCCGGATGATCACAGACTTGAATATGCGCGTAGCCGGCGGCGCGGGAGGTTCGTACTCTCCGATGACGCCTCCGCTCTCGATAAATCCCAATGGCCCATGCTCCGGCTGGCGGAACAGGGTGTGATCGAGGCGAACGCTCTCGAGGTTTCCATCTGCGTCCATGCCTTCTACCAGCGACGCGTCGGTATAGGGCGGCGGGGTGATATAGCGAGCTGTTTCGTAGATCATCGTTCTTACAACCGTGAATTGGCGACTATGATCGCGGGAGAGTTGGCGAAGAGAATGGTCGCGTCGCCGGCTACCAGCCCGGCGCCATTTCTCGTGGCCGACGCGGTAAAGACGCCGCCGGTAACGGTGCCAACGAGTGACAAGCTGTTCACCAGGATCGCGCCGCCGCCTGCCGCATTGGTAAGCGAGAACGTGGAAAGCGCTGTCGCGGTGATATTGGGGGTTTTGCAAGGGCGGACTGGAGCCGGTCCAACAAGCACGCCCGATGCCACAGATGTCGTCACCGCCTGCAAGATGCAAATCTGATCATTGGTGGCGTAGTCGTAGCGCGCGTAATAGCGCTCACTTCGATAGACCGGATGCACCTCTCTGACCTGGTACTGCCCAAAGAGACCGGTGGCATCAAGATCAAGCTTGAACCCGACATCAGCGAGGCGCGCAACGTTGGCCGTACTGGAGAGGATGTTGAACTGCGTGGCAGCGGCGAAATAGGCCGTTGCCCCCCAAGTCGATGCAGTTCCACCAGTCTTTGAGGAACCGGCGGCAAGCACGAGATCAACCGTGATCCCGATCACGCCATCTGCCGTAAGCCAGGTGCCGGACGTATCGCCAGGGACAACGATCTCCTTGACGACAGGGGAGTTCGCCTCGCCAGCAGCGATCGTGAACGGTACGGCGCAATGCCGATCTCCCGCCGAGTTCTGCAAATGGAAGTGGTAGAGACCGGCAGGAAGCGTGACCTGGGCGCGAAGCACTAGCGGCTTGGCGTTCGCGGTGCCAAAGCCAGCAGACGCGAAGGCTGAGCCCTCAATGTTCTGGGTAAGCGTTACACTGTCGCTGGCGGCAAGGGACGCCTTGGCGGTCGTGGTTTTGAACTCAATCTGATCGAGCGCGTTTGCGAGCGTGCGGGCCTGAATGCGCTGAACCGACATGGCGGCAGAGGCGGCGGTGAAGTAGAGCGCCCACTGATCTGCCGGATAATAGCCGTTCGTCGTCCCGAGCGTGTTGCCGTTCTCTTGGCTCGCGGCCATGGAACCGTTGACGATTAGGTTGCGGCGAACATCGGTCTTGCTCGCGACCGACCCAACGTCGCTAATCATCGCCAAGGTGCCGCTCTTATCGGGAACGGTTAGGGTCCGGGTCGTGCCTGCCGTTAGTCCTGACAGGTCGAAAGCCAATTTCTTGGTGGAGTCGGTCGCATCCCAAATGCGGAACACGGTCGACTTGAACCACGTCTTGAGCTGAGCCATGAGAGCCCGAATGGCATTGTTGATGCCCGAAGGTGCGCAGCCCTCATCGATGTTCGTTCCGCCAATATCGGTGTTGTTGGACGCGGTTTCGTCCCACTGGTCTACGCTGGTTTTTGCCATCGTTTACTTCCTCGACCACGAATTGGTGTCTGGGTCATATCGGTTCTCGCCTCGAACAGGGCTCATGCCGCCGCCGCCACTTCCGCCATCACTGTTCCCGCCCCCGGAAACCAAGCGACCCATGTTGGTCCAGCCGCCACCGGCCGCAGGGGCGTAGACGTATCCGCCTGCCTGCATGAGCGTGGGGAGTGATGGGCCAGCGGACTGGCGAGGGGCACTAGGCATGGGAAGAGAAGCCCGTGTCACCGGGACACGGGGCGGAGTGACATCGAGCATGCTGGCAACGGCCGTGCGGGGGAATGGGGGGCGCGGGATGGGGGCAATCGCGCCTGGAGACACACCGGCCACGCGCATGCTGGACACAGGGTCCATAATCTGGTTGGGCAAGAGGCGATCGGTGCTGGTCTTGAACGCAAGCGCAGTGCCAAGCGGCGGGTTCGCAAAGTTGCCGAGTTCGCTCAGAGACGGCATCGTTCCGAGATCGAGGCCGGCAGTTCTCGTTGTGCCTGGCTGCGGTAGCGGCGCAGGTTTCGGCGGCGTAGCAGGCACTGCCCGAATGGCTTGAAGCTCGGCAACGCTCGGTTGGCGCGGCGCAGGTGCAGCGGGGCGAACCGCAGTCCGCGTATCGGGAACGCCGGCATTTTCGTACGCGATCTGCCGCTGAAGGTTACCCGCAGGCTCGGGGGCCGGCCGCGGTGTCACCAGGGGGATCAGGTCACCGTATTTCTGCTCGAACGAAGAGGCGGCGGCAGTCTTCGCCTCCTTGGGCGCCGAGAACACGCGCGAGGGCGCCATTGTGGCTTCGCGAGCCGGCGCCTGAGGCTGGACTGTCTTGGGACGGGACGTAAGCGAGGCAAGACCGATATCGGGCTGCCCGCCTTCCCAAAGGGTGAGCGCAGCCGGGTCGATTAGCTGCCCATTGCCTTGGAGGATCGGCGTTGCATTGTTTCGCGGCGCCGTCATGCTAGACGGGAACGGAACAGCGCTAGGGCGCGCCATGTCGTTCGGAAGCGAGGCCATGGTGCGCGCGATAGTCGCATTCGTGGATGATGCCGGCAGAGGCGCATTAGCCCGTGGCAGATATTCATTCGCCTGAGCGTCGTGGAGCTGGTTGGCGAAGCGCGTAGCCGCCTCTGGCGTCCGAAAGGTGCCCAGATTCTCGCCGGTGGAATAATACCGGTCTATCGCCTGGTCATCGGTCAGAATGCGACCGTCTGGCGATACTGTCGGCACCAGAACCTCTAGCCCGTTATCGAGACCGAACGACATCGAGCGAACAGTGCTGATAGACCCATCAGGGTTTCGAACGATAGGCCGGTTGCCCAGATCGATGTTGCCGGGGCGCACCATGCCAATAGGTTCACGGGGCACCGGGGCAATTGCCCGCAACGGCGCTGTTGCTACCGAAGAGATAGGCAGGCCTGTTCGCGGGTCGATTGAGACGGTCGAGACCGGCCGAATGTTCAGCCCCTCTGCCGTCTGCGGGAGCGGCGCATAGGCCGAGCGGATAGCGGAGAGGTCGGCAGTCTGCGGAGTTGGCGCGACAGCATCTATGGCGGAGAGCGCGGAATTGCCCATCGCGGACTTCGGCACGTTGCCAGACGCGTAGAACCTATGGCCGCCCACCTGCCCCACCAAGTCCATGTTCTTGGCCCAGCTCGGATTGGCATTCCCGCTCAGGAAGTGGTCGGCGCCCGGCACAGGGTTTGGGATCGTCCCCTTGCTCACACCATCAAGGATTGCCTCGACCTGCGCACGCAGCCGGCTGTTCTGCTGTGCCTTGCGAGAGCCAGAGCCCGGATTGGAGTACCCCTCGAAGGCCCCAGACTGCTTCACGGTCTGATCGAGCGTCAGGCCACGGGCCGCCGCGCGCTGCTGGAGCGCCCATGCGGCTGCAATAAGACCATCGCGCCCTTCACCACCTGCTTCGGCGATTAGGGTATCGATCACAGCTTTTGAGGCCATGGATTACTCCATAGAAAAAGGGCCACTCAGTTGAGTGGCCCTTTGATCATCGAGGCGGATGGTTGCTTCTAGTTACTAGGCGGCGTTCGCGCCAAGAGGTCATTCAGTTGCTGCTCTTGTCGCTGCAATTGCTGCTGCTGGGTCTGAGCCATCTTTGTCAGCATATCTAGAGCCTCAGCATTTCGTTCCGATTGCAATTCTGTTTGCGCGGCTTGCTGAGCGGTAACCGACGCGGCAGAGATGCCCCCGTCGAAGCGATCGCCTCCCCATGCCAACAGCGCTAGGAGAACGCCTAAAACCGCAACAACGGTCGTAGCTAAGGCGGCCCAAAGACCAAGCGTTGTGGGCAGATGCGCCGTCTTCGCCTCAATAGCCGCTATCGAGGCGTTCACAGTAGTGAGCGTCTTGCTCCACTCCGCTGTCGCGACTTTGACATCGGCCCGAATGCCTTCCAGCGACTCCGAAATCCGTGCTTCGGATGCCTCGGCGCGCGCCGACATCGCATCCATCTTCGCGTCAATTTCTTCTCGCGATGGTGCGTTTGACTCTGTCACGTCTTCTGATCCTTTGATCACCGTGGCCTTGCCAAGAAGCCTTCTGGCTCTCTCAAGTATCTCCGTTGGCGCCACGGAACCAATGCGCGGTCCACCACCCAACACTTCCAAGGTGGCGGTATGGTGTTCAATTGGAATGATAAGTGGCGTCGTTTCGCCTGGATATCTACCTTCTTTGCGCGCCTGCTCAAGGTATGCCCGCAGGTCATCGCCAGTGAGATCAGGTCTCGGCGGCATTTGCCTGCTGCTCCGCAACAAATTTCTGAACGCGCTTTACAGCCTCGCTGTTCCCGAGCTGTTCCCAAAGCTGATAGGCTTGGAAGTCAGCGAGAGCTACCGCAACCCTCGTCCATACCGGGCTACTATTTGTTCCAAGGCTTTCAGCAAAAGAGACACGCACGCCAACGCCAATATCCAGTACGGCAGTCTGGCTTGCAAAAAAAGCGGGAGCGCTAAACGTCCCCTCCCAGTACGCCAGGACGGACGCGTCCGGCGCAGGTGTTGGGTTCTCATCTTCAGCCACTAAACTTTGCCCCCATTAATTCGTTACGAACTTAGCCAAATTCAAGGCTTTGGGGGAGCCCCTATTTGTCACAGGCTTGTTATGCCGGCCTCTGGCGTGTTCTGCCCCCGCAATTCGTTCCGCACCGGATTTGGATCGTCTTCGACAACGTGCTATTAGGCGTGCATGCCTGATATCGATCTCGAACCGCACGAGTATTCCAGCAAGCGAAGCCGCCGGAACGCTAATGCCCATGGGCTGATGGCCTTGGTCGCAATCGGGTTCCTTGCGTGGATTTGGACTACTAAGGACAGCGTTTCCACCACGGCGCTATTTGCGGCTACAGTTACATTCGGCGCATGTGCCGGCGCAGGGCTAATTGTCTTCCTCAACCAGTGGCGCGGCGTCTAGCGCGGCGCCAAGTCGCCGTACGGTATCCGTATCATCGGTATAGGCGAGCCATCCTTCGATAGCAGCGGCACAGAAGCCGGTGCTATCGGCAATGGCATCGGCGGCCTTTGCGCAGCATTGATCTGCTGGACTTGCGCCGGAGACAGGTTCTTGCTGCTCAGTAGTTCGGCAGCGTGTCGGTTGACCTTGGGCTGGAGCGTTGCCCCTAGCGCGCCGCGAGCCTTGTTTATGCCTGCTAGGATCACCCCCAGGGTCGATATCGAGCCAACGTCCTTCTTTTGGGGATTGACCATTTCGGCTGCCAGGGTGCGGCGGGCCGTCTCGCTGTTCTTGGCCACGACATTCCCGGACTTCCCGAAAATCAGTTCCCGGTCTATCCCGCGCAAGAGGTCGTCGGTAGCTTCCGAGCCGATCAGTTCACGCAACTTGGCCTCATTGTAGGGCTTTCTCAATAGAGTCCGAACGGCCGCCACGTCATTGGCGGAGTTGCCGAGCAAATCGGCTACCGCCGTTTGCGCCCCTTGCAAAAAGGCATCTTTTTCGCTCACCGTCATATCGGCCATGAGCCGCTTCATGTCGGCCGGGGACATATCGCGCGCGAAAGCTCCCCTACCCTGATCGATTGCCTCAAGCACCTGGGCCGGGCCTGCGAAGGCGTCTCGGGCCTTGGCATAGTCTGGAACCTGCTGATCGGCTTCCTTGGCGAGAATGCGTGCGAGGTTGCGCGCCTGCCGCGCCTCATTGTTCTTTCCGGCTCGGGTGGCGGCATTGGCCACATCGTCCAATGCCTGCTTGGCGTAATCGACCAGGCCCACAGTCAACCCACTGGAGGGGTCGAACCCATCATTGCGGGCAATGTTGATTGCCTGCCGCAGCGCGTCTTTACCCATTGGGGTCTGAAAGACGAACCGGAGATTGCCGGTCGGCTGCAACTGCGCCGGACGTACGGCGGCGTAGAGCGGGTCCGCGGCTGCCTTCTGCGCGGCAACGATCTGTTCAGTAAGCGCGCCAAGCTCCTGTGGCGTGCCAATATTCTGGGCAACGTCCGTGGCAACACGCGACCCGGCGGCTTTGTCGCGGGTCGCAATGGCATCCCGCAGTACCTTCTGAGCAGGCCCGCGATTGGCGGCCAGCCCTCCCGCCAGGGTTTGCAGGTTATCACCCATGTCCATCAACATGGTGTCTGGACCGTTGGCCTTCATGGCCCCCGGCAGTGCCATCGCCGCAAGTTCGTCCTCGGTGGCTGCCTTGGCCACCATTTGTGCGCCTCGTTGGGCTGAGGACTTTGTGAGTGCGTTCCAGCCGGCGCCAAGTCCTTTGAATGCCAACGGGGCGATACCGCCGAGACCGCCACCTACCGCAGAATTTAGCAGCGCATCCTCGTTGCTCCCCCCGCGAGCCTTGGTGTCAGCAGCGCTGATCGCCGCACCAGACAATCCACCCATGAGCGTTTGCGAACCAAGCCCACCAGTCATACCGAGAGCACGGCCAGCGATCTGCGAGGACAGCCCCAAGCCAGTGAGCGGAACCACCGCTCCAGCGATATTGCCAGCCATGCGCTCGTTCCCAGCCTTCTGCTCGAGGAACTGAGACCGAGCGTCTTCAGCCTGCTGCAACTCCTCACGCGGCTTTCCGCTTATCAGGCGCGCCAGCTCAACTTCCGCTCCCTTCTGGAACCCAGACAGCGCTGGCCCGGCGATCGGCACGCCCTCAATGAAGCCTCTGGCGAACGACTGCGCGCGGTCATGCATGCTCGGCCCGGAAGGCGGCTCAGAATTGAGCTGCTGGGACGCATTAGACGCAGCCGTCATGATGTCGTTGGGAAGCTCCGCCGGCTGCTCGGAATAATTCCGTACATCATCGACGGTAACGCCTTCGGCGGCGATATAGCCGTCGATATCACCTTCCGGGGCGCCCATGTCGACCATCTTGGCGACATTGCGCTTAATGCGTGCAAGATCGGCCATCTATTCCAGCCCGTACTTGTTTTTGATGCCACTCAAAGAAGGATAGGACTCGGGCGTGACCATGAAACGGCTCGGGTCGACGCCCCACGCACCAGCCCGATTGCTATACTGGTCGTTGAGACTGGTCAGGTTGGACGCTGTGTCGTTGTAGAACTGGTCGGCCGAACTCAGGAATTGCTTACGCAAATCAGGGGTCAAGCGTTCACCAGACAGCAGCCGGTTGTAGATGTTGCTAACATAGGCGCCGACGCCACCAGCATTTTCGGCCGTCGCAAATTCGCCTTCCCGAACTACGGAAGTGGGGTCGAGCATCTTCATGTACGCGAAGATCATGGAGATATCGCCAGGCCCGCTGTTGGCGGTCGCGCTGGAACGGATGCGCTCGTAGTTGTTGCGTACACCCTGGTAGGTCTTGACCGGATCTTGCTGCCCATATTGTGCAGCAAGATCCTTTTCGTTGTTGAACTGATCTTTGGTGTCTGGGGCGCCCTGAGCAATAACCTGGCCACCAGACCCGTATCGAGTTTCGCCAGGCGCCAGCGTAAATGCCTCGCCTTGACCGTAACCCGGCTGCTTCCGGCGCAATGCCTCCTCGAACGCCGCGGCACCCTGCCCCGCATCCACAAGCGGGACAAGATCGGTAAACCCCTCCTGCTCCAGCCAAGCGCGCGTAGCGTTGGTCTGTTCCTCCAACTGCGCTTTTTGCTGGTCGCGGTCAGCCGCGGCCATATCAAGCACGGAACCCTGCATCGAGCCCTTGAAGGCATCGCCAGGATCGCCAGAAAGCATGCCTGACGCGAAACCCATAAGCTGGTTGCGACGAGGAGCCACCCAATTCGAGATAGGGTTAGCGAAGGGAAGAAAGCCGCCAGTTGCCATCATTTCCTCACAGGAAGCTCAGAAGCCCGGCGCCAAGGCCAAGGCCGGTTTGCCACCAGGGCTGGGACGTGGTGGTAGAAGTCGTCGTCCCGGCGCTAGGGGCTGTACCGGCAAGGATTGACGAGGCTCGGGCCAGATTATTCCAGCCGGCGTTCTGCGTACGATCGAACAGGTCGGCCTCGCCCTGACGCACGGCCTGCGTGTTGGCGTCCTGTGCGGCCCCGATGCCCATGGCGTACTGCGAGGGCATCGTGGAGGCCGAGAATAGGCCCGGAAGCAATTGCGCCGCCTGCATCTGCCGGGCTTCGTTGCCCTGAAGGCGAGCAAGATCAACCGCGGCGAGCCCTTCGGCAGCGCTCCCGACATGAGAACCTGAGCCGAAGCGCCCGGAAGTCGTGAACATCGAGTTCACATCGGTAAGCGCACGGTCGCGAGCGGCATTCCAGCCGGCATCACCCTCGCCCATCCGGTTGCCGGACGCGATATCGCCAAACTCGCCAATGGCGTTGTTTACCGCCGTGGAATAGCCCGGGTTGTTGGCAGCAGATAGCCCGGACGACCATGCGTTCTGCGTCGTGGCGCCGGCTCCAGGTGTCAACGTCTGACCGAAAACCTTCGACCCGGCGTTGAGCTGGTTGGTGAGCTGGCCGCCGATCGAGCTGACAGCGTTATTCAGTGCCGTATTGTTCAGCCCAGACGTAGTGGTTTGAGTGCTTCCGCCGCCCATTAGAGCACCTTTCGCAATCCATTGCGCCGCTCAGTGAACGGCTCGTAATCCGGCAGCACTCGCGACCAATCCCGGCCACAAATGCGGTTTTCTGCGCACCCTGCGTTGCGCATTGCGTTCTCGATTTCAGCTAGTCCATGGCGGATCATGGCCAGGCGCGCTTTCGGGCCGCCTGTGAAGCCGCCTATGGCGTAGGACACCCAACCGACTAGCCGACCATCCTCCTGGCTCACTTCCACGACGAGGTAGCCGTTAGCCTCCCCATCGGCGTGGAAGAGAACGGCACTCCCGGCAAGCAGCTTTTGCCTCAAGCCTTCGATCGAGCCATTTGGGTCTTCCCGCACCACCGGCAGCAGCGCATCGGCAAGCGTCGGCCACTCGCCCTCAAGGCGCGCCTTCGGCACGATCTCGATGTGCATTGCTCTATCGCTGGCCCAGCGGCATGAATTGGCCGCCCTGCGCCGTCCTGTCAGGCGCGAGGTAGGTTACGTCCACATCCACCTGTCCGGCGGGGTTGGACGATGTGATCTGGAGGGACCAGGTGTTCTTGAGAACAATGATCGTCTCGAACACTACGGTTTCCTTGGCCGTCATGGCCTTGGCGTTGCGGTAGTAGATCGTCGTCGTTCCATCGGTCTTTGCGATGGTCAAGTTCGGGGTACTGCCACCAGTTTCGGTGCAGACAATTGATAGGACCGTGGTGCCCGCGCGGTCGGCGGCGAGGACGACAGTCGGGTTGCTATTGGTGAGTTTTACTGGCGCAGTCTGGAGGGCGCCGCCTAGAACGTTGTAGCTCATTTCGGGCCCTGCGCAGATGACCGGATGTGGTCGATGCCCTTGGCGAAGCTCCAAACAGAGCCTTCAGGAATAGTCCGGCGAAACGCGATGTTCAGACCGCGGCCTCGTATCGGAGCCGCGCCGTTCCTCGCCTTCCCCACACCTGCTTTCCACGTGAGCGTATCCGCCAGTTGATCTGCCACAGCCAGTTCGAGAACGCCCGCCGATGCATCGTCTATGGGCGTTGCCCAGCTGATAAGAGCCGAAATCGGGCTGTTGCTGGTTGCCGTGGTAATCGTGGCTTCCTGCGCCGCGCCTGAGAACGTGGCGTACTTTCCGTCAGCATCGATGGCAGCAAATACCTGTTGGCCGCCCTGCCAGAAGCGATCATCCCATGAGATGGTAATGCTATCGACCGTGCCGAACGCGTCGAGGTCTTCGAGCGTATAGCCAGCAGTGGCAATGCGACTGAGATAGGCGACCGGTTGCGACCAGGTGAACCACGGGTTCTGTGGATAGCCCCAGGAATAGCCGATCTGGCTCGTAAAGACCGTTTCGCTTGGGTCGCTGTCGGTCGGGAAGCGCCAGAGCACGATCTTACGCGCGGGATCGATCGCACCTTGAACACTGGAGAGGTCCGCGAGAGCCACACGGCTCAGAAACCATTCATCGATCATCCCTGCCCCAATGAACTCAAGCCCGGCTTGCAGGGTGAAGCGGAAGAAGCCGTTTGTGGAAATGCCGTAGAGCACACCATCGAAGACAACGCAGGATTTCTTGCCGACAACACCGCGTTCAGTCGATACCTCTTGCAGCGAATAGAGCGCGCCCCCGCCGACATTACCGAACTGAAGCACCCGGAGCGAATTGCGCTGGAGGATCACCGCAGCGCCATTCCGCAGGTTATAGCCTGCCAAAAGCTCGCCGCCGGCTTCAAGCGGCTGATAGTCTGCGCCGCCCGTTGACCAGTCTGTATGATCGTTGAAATCGCTGTTGCGGATCAGCCGATTGTCGCGGGTTCCTGCGGTGTCCTTGCAATCGAGACCGAACACCATATTGGCGCAGATGAAGATTTCGCGCGGGTCGCCAGCCTGCGGAAGGTAAGCCGGGGAACCGCCGTTCTCGATGTCATAGGCCCAGAGGCCATCGGTCGTGTTGGTGTAGAGCAGGAAATTGCCGAACTGCTGGCAGGACCAGTCGTCGCCGGAGGTACAGGTGTAGCCATTGTCGATGAGGGTCCACGTAAAGTCTGAACCCAGCTCATAGAGACTGTCGACCGTCAGCCCGAAGACCTTGGTCACGCCGTCTCGCAGGAGGCAAGTCACCATGCCGCGCGGGTCGCCGGGAAGCGCTGTAGCCGTGTCTGCGGTAACCAGGGCTTGCGCCGGCCCGAACCCTTGAGGCTTCGGTAGCACGCCGTTCGCAACAAGCGTTACACCAGCAGCAGCATTGCCGGCATCCGGCGCGAGAGGGCCATAAGGGAACTGCATCAGAATTGCGTTGGGCGGATTGCGCCCGTTCCCGTCTTGTCGGAGGTCGCCGCGAACAGCAGGTCGAGGGCTTCGACTTCTGCGGCAGTCATCAGCGCAGCATTGTTCGGGTCTTCCCACCGATGTTTGTAGAGCTGCGACTTTGCCCTGCACATGATGAGATCATAAGCTTCCGTAAACCACGGATTATCAGGATCGTTGTCAGTGTCAGGCACGTTGATCTTAACGTGGCCAGTGAGGCGAACCGGGTAGACTACATCGGGCGCCGGATAGAGGCGCAGTGCCGACTTAATATAGGCATAGACGGTCGGCAGGCTGCGTGTGCTGTTCCCATCCAGCAGGACTTCGAGGACCTTGTAGTCCTCAATGCCCATGTCGAGGTTGGTTGTGCCCTGCGTCACTATCGCGGCGTCGATCGTGTAGAAGACAGCGCCGGGAGTTCCCAAGGGGAACGGATAATCGATCTGGCCAGGGACCGTATCAAAGGTTACGTCGCGCGTTTCGTTGAACCAGAAGCGCTTGGGCTGATAGTACCGAATAGCCGCCGCGATCTTATCGCGAACAGCAGCGGTTTCACCCGCCCCCCGCTCAGTATCGTCCAGGATTTCAGCGATCATCGCCGCTTGGGTGGTCATGGCTGAAATTCCCCTCAGGAGTAAGGGAGAGGCGGCAGTTTCCCGCCGCCTCGTGAAGCTCGTTAGCCCGCCGAACGGTTCGCCATGATGTAGCGAACGAAGACGTACCCGGCGCCGGCAGACGGCGTTGCGCCGGCCGAAAGCGTGTAGGTCACGTCAGTGTCGGCGGTCTGGTAGAGATCGTCCGAAGTGGCCAACTCGTCGGCGAGGACACGCCCCTTGGACGTAAGAGCAAGCGCGGTAGCGAACCCATCCGGGTCGGCTGCCGTGCCCATGTCGAGCGTCTGGGGAGTGCCGCCGGCAAAGGCGGTCGTGACGATGATGCCCGCTTCGATCACGGCGGCGCCTGCGGGAATCTTCCCGATGGTGCCGGTGAGCGTGGTGTAGACGATGGGGGCCACGACATAGTGCGTCAGGTCCTCATGGTACTTACGGGCAGTAGTGGCGAGAGTTCCGGTTGCCATGGTTCAGCCCTCCTTACGCAGCCGGGGCCGCATAGGACGTGAGAACAATGGTGCCGTAATCGACACTGTTGTAGACCGTCTTTTTGAGGCCAGCGATGAAGGAAGCGCGCACGCCAAGTTCGCGGTCATAGTCGAAGAGGTCTTCGACCCACTTGAACTTGTTCTTGCCGCCGCCCTTGCCGAAGGCGATGCCGGCAGCCTGCGCGCCACAGAAGATGGCGCGACGGGTATTGGCAACCGTGGCGCCGGACGTGGAATGAACGCCCTGCGGGACGCGGGTGTTTTCCACGATCAGCGTACGGTTGTAGATACCCAGAGCGCCGGTATAGAGGCCGTTGCGGTCCCCTTCACCACCCTGGAGGCGTTTGCCCTGGAGATCGAACCAGTTGCCGGCCGTGGCGGTGTCAGCGCGCAGGGAAAGCGTCTGGTCGGGGTGGATGAAGCAGACGTAATCCACGTCCTTGCCCAGCCCCTTGATGGGGCGGAGCATCGGCGAGGTCGTCTTGGCACGGTTGACTGCGGAGTCGATCATCGCCAGCTTGAAGACAGCCGTGGTATCGGCGCCGGCGGCCTGGTCGGTCGCAGACGCCTTGGAGCGGAAGACACGAGTGCTCGATGGCGCAATAGCGCTGTTGAACCCGGTGTACTTCGAGCGAGCTTCGGCGGTGTTGCCGGCCAGCTGGTTGAAAAACCACGTATCGACGCGATCGGCGGTCCAGTCCTTGAGCGAGTCATAGCACTCCTCGCGCATATCGTAGGGAACGCGCTGACGGTCGATGGTGCCTTCGTTGCGCACACGGTGGGCGTGGCCGAGTTCGTTGATGACCAGGGTGTCCGAATAGCGCGTAATGCCCTCTTCATTGCCTTCCTGGGTTTCGTTCTCGGTGGTGCCTTCACCCTGCGCGAGCATGCGGATACCCCACTTGATGGAGTCGCCCGCACCCTTCTGGGTTTCGGTCATGATCTGACAGAGAGAGCCTGCGCCCGTCCCCATGAACTCGTAGGCGGTCGTTTCCTTGAGCGCCTCGACATCCATACGGTTGGACCACAGCTTCACCGCCAGGGCGTCGTTGACGCCAATGGTGTGAACAGCCATTTGGTTTGTCCTGAATGATGTTTGGGAGGTGCGCGCTGTGACGCCGCGAGCTAGGCGAAGGACGAGCTGGCCGTGCCGTCGGACGGGCGCTGATAACGCTCAGCAGGCGAGGGATGGTTTGAGCCCACCATCAGAGGCTTAGGCACTTTGGGCAGAGAGCCTTAGCCCCCTGCCAATTTCCTGAACTTGGCCTGATTGCCAGGCTTGCCAAGCCACGCCTCGAACTCGTCGGGCTTCATGTTGGCGATAGCCTCGGCATCCAGTGTCTTGACCGCCGCGCCGCCCGCATCGGAAAGCGACGTAGCCCCCTCGACTGCATCGGCCAGCTTCTCAAGTTCCTTGGCCGGGTCGGCCTTGGGCGCCAGCGCCTGACCCGTGACGCGGCGAGCCTTGGCCAGCTTGCGCAGATGGTCGGCGACATCGATGCCACGATCCACGCAGTATTCGATCTGCTGTGCTTCGTAGCGGTCAACCTCATGCCGGGCCTGCTCCATGGTGAGGCCGTAGAGGTCCATCAGCTCTTCGCCGATAACTTGACGCAGCGCGTTGTAGGTCGGCTCGAAAGTGGCGTCCTCGGCAGCCGCGGACTGGTATTGGGATCGAGCAATGTCGGTTTTGCGGGTCCATGCCGCCTGCTGCTCGCTCTGTTCCTTTTCGGCCTTCTGGCGGTCAGCTTCGGCAGCCTTCTGCGCCCGCTGCCCCTGGACCAATTCGGCCAGTGCGCCGACAGGATCAACCGCCGGGTCGATCTCCTTGGCCGACTCTGCAATTTCCTTGGGCTGCTGCACCGCCAGCATCTGGTTCCAGCGATCCTCTAGAACGCGTCGGCCCTCTTCGGCCGCAATAGCGCGCCGCTCAGCTTCCTTTCTGGCCGAACGCTCCTTGGTTAGGGTATGGAGCGGCACGCGGTGCTTCTCAGCGTCCTTGCCCTCACCGTCAGGGGCCTGACTGGCATCGGGCTCACCCAGATCGTCGGCTAACTCCGGCGATGCATCCGCTCCCGGCTCCGCCTCTATGCCAGCGCCGGGCTTTTCAGCCTCGGCCGGCTTGATTTCGGCTTCGCCGCGCGAGTCAAAGTATGCCTTCTCCTCAGCGGAGAGGCTTTCAGCTTCCTGTTCCATGGTTTCCTTGGGGTTCTGACGTATCGCCGTCAGTGCGAAGGCCGCGAAACGCTCGCGGCGGGCGAAACACCAACTACATGCTGGCGAACTGCTAGTTGACCCTCACCGGAGGAGGATTTTGCGCCGCGACCAGTTCGGCCATGGCGCGAATGCGATCATTTTCAGTCTGCGCCGCCTGGATTTGACGGTCTGCGGCGTCACCAACGGCATCGATCTGGCTGGACTGCGCGTCAGCCTCGATCTTGGCGCGCTCGTTTTGCAGCTTCATGCGCTCGTTGGCGATCTTTTCGCGCTCTAGGGCAATCTTTTCTGCCTCCAGCATGGCGGCCGGGTTCTGCTGCGGCTGGGCTTGCTGCTGCTTGGCCATATCTTTGAGCTTGCCGACGAGAGACGCGGGTAGCGGCGAATAGTCGGCCAGCGTGAGCATGACTTCAGGGGTGATCATGCCCTTGAACATCGGAAGGATGCCCTGGAGGATTTGCCAGGTCTTTTCTTTCTCGTTGGTCGAGGTCGGGCTGTCGTCCACGATCACGTCATACTCGGCTGACGTTACGTTTTCCTTCGTCAGCGGAACGTACTGCGCCTGCTCATCACCAACGATACGAACCATGCGGCCATCGGAAAGGTAGTTCTGGATCAGGAACAGCATGCCCCTGCCCTGAATTTTCCGATAGCGGCGCAAGCTGTTAAAGAACGTCGCCAGGATGGCGATGCCAGACTGCTTGCGCTGATATTCAAGCACACCCGGTTGCGTGGCATCACGCATACCCAGCAGTTCCATGTTGATGCCCGTGGCCTTGATGATCGCCTCGTCAGCGTACTGCAGCAGACGATCAAAGCCGGCTGGGAATTGTGCGACCGGTTTGGATTGTACCTTGGGGCCGCTCTGACCGGAAAGGGCGCCCTGATTGAGCCAGGTGATGCGATCGGTCATCGCCCAGCTTTCTTCTGCCTGGCGTTGATCCTTGAACGCACCAGCCTCGGCCATAATGCCGCCCTTGGCTTGGCTGTTGAGGATGTGCATCATCTGGCTCAGCCACTTGTTGGCCCAGCGCTGGGGATCTTTGGCGCGGCGAACGATGCCGTAGAATGTGCCCTTATCCTTGTCGCGCAGACCTGTGATGCAGTTCCACGACCAATCGCCAGTCTGGGTCGGCTTCGGCTGCTTGATTACAACGCGGCCAACATAACAGACGACCACCGTGCGCCGCTTCAGTGGCACTGCCTGCAAGATGGCCCCGGAATCCTGCGCGATATCGTATTTGGCTTTGTCCAGCTCGACGGTCTGCGGCATGCCATCCGGGCCAAGCAGCAGCGTCTTGTAGTAGGTTTCGGTACGATAGTACTGGCACCCGACGATGGTCACCTTCTTTGAAGGCCCACGATCCTCATCCTCGCCATTGATGCCGCTATAGCGATTGCCTGGCTCAATGTGCGTCGGCTGGGTGTCTTCGTCGTCTTCGCTGGCCCAGGCTGCGTTTAGGTTGTCCTCGTCAACATCTGGGAAGAGCTTCTTCGCCTCTGCGAGAGCCATCTTGCGGACGCGCCAACGCCGGGTGCTATCAACCAGGTTGGCCTTGTTCGAATCGCAGCTCCAGCCCATCTCAAACGGATCAAGCTGAGTGATCTTCGGCTCGCCCTGCGGGTTGTCGGTGTAGTCGAGGCGCGTTTCCGTCCAGCCCATGCCGGCGGTCACTGTATCCTTGAAAGCCTCCGACTCCTCATCCTCGGCATCGCATTGATCGCGGAACCATTCGGCAGCAGATGTCAGGATTTCATTGGAGCGAGCATCGCCGTTCTCACGGGGGAAGAACTGCACTTCGCGACGATTGCCGATCTCCGAACCGACAACGGCATCAACAAGCACGCCAGTCCGGTTGAACACGAGAACCGGGCGCTGCTGGTCTTCCAACTCCCGCTTTTCCTGCTCGTTCCACTGCTCGCCATCGCGGAAACGGAAATCCTCTTTGGCTTCCTTCCGCCACGCGTTCACAGTGGGCATGTCCTCCTTGTACCATCCCTTGATGGTCTCAAGCAGGTCGTCGCTCTCTTCGCTGTATTCGGCCATGTGTTAAGCACCCATCCAGCCAGTTGAGGAGCGGCGGCCGCTGTCCTGGTAGCGACGGCGCGGTTCGGAGTTTGGAGCGGTCATTGCAAAGCGCAGCATCATCATGGCGTAGCGTGAGGCGGACAGCGTGTCGTCGCGTTCCTTGACCACCTTGCCGTCTTTTCGGTGGTAGAGGCGGCGCTCTTCCAGCCATTCCGTGCAGTTGGAGAAGACCTTCCAGCGCCCAGTCTGCATCCGATCGAGCATTTCCATCAGGCCAGCTTCGACACTGTTTGAGCCGTCTTCGAACGTCGCCCGTTCGGACAACATGCTCAGACCCTGAGCGCCATACTGGCTGGCCAGGTTCTCTCCAGCCGCCATATCGTTGTTGCCGTCATGCGGCCAGGCCCATGGCAGCCAATCGCCCCATGGCTTCACTGCCGCGGCGTGGATGACCGGCGTAGCCTCGCGCTTGCGATAAGTGTTGGTGACGTAGACGACATCGTTGTCACGGTCCCACGCCAGCTTGACGGCCGAGGTCGGGTGGTCCCAGCCGAAATCCAACCCGCCGATCTGCACCCAATGGTACGGGATCGGGATCGGGTCGATGACAATCTCTTCCTCGATAATCGGAAAGATCAGGCCGGAACCTAGCGACGGAATGCCCTTGGTGCGAGCTTCGCGCTCATGCGCCGGATAGCTCGCGATGATCTTTGCCCGCTCTTCCGGGCTGTAGTGCTCCGCGTCCTCAATGGTCATCGTGACCACAGCGCGGTCTTCGCTCTCTTCGAGCAGATATCGAGCGACGACTGCCGACATGCCCTTGAGCGGGGTGAACGTCACCATGACCGCGCCCTGGGTCGCGTTGGTGCGGGTTATGCCCTCGAAGTACACATCCTCTGGCGGCTCTTCATCGAACCAGACGCCATGAACCGTATTCGCCTGCCACTTGCTGCGGCCTTGGTCGTAGCTCTTGAGGAGCAGCGAGGACATGCCGCCCGAGACATGCTTGACCGTTACGCTATCGAGCGCGTTGGCCACACCCATACGCCTGGTGCGATTGGCAATGCAGCGCTGGGGGATGAATCCTGTGCCCCAGCTCTCTTCCTGATCGGGCGGCCCGACTAGCAGACGTTGAACACCATCACGCGTTAGTTCCGCCGATTCAGAACCAGCAATCCATGTCACCGCATGATCGAACCTGCGGCCCTCCCAATCGTCGGGGTACTCGCCGGTAAGGTGCATCGCGACTTCTGCGGCGCCAGCGACCGTCTTGCCGAGCTGGTTTCCGGCCATAAAGAGGCGCTCTCGCTTGTCCGCCCCGACGCGGTGGAACTCCGCCTGTTTGGCATAGGGCCGATACTGGCGAAGCCGGTTAGTGCGCTGTCGGCGCGCCAATTCCTGCGCCAGAGCCATCCTCTCCTTGAGCGTAAAGGAAAGGTCGGATGGTAGCGTCGAGGGCGCGGATGCGCTCGATAAGCTCTTCATCCGATAGGCCATCCATGGGGTTGATGTTGACGTTCAAATCCTTCGGCAGGATCGAGGCGATCACCTTGAGATACTGATCGGGCTTTTCCTGCCGGACCTTCACGATCGTCGCAGGCCCATGCGCCTCGAAATCGGTCAGCATCGCATCAAGGAACGCTTCGCCCAGCTTGTTACGAGAGCCAAGCGGGCGCCCCTTGGGATTGCCTGACTGGCCCGGTTCAAATGGGCGGCCGATCTGGCGCTGTTTGGATGCTGTAGTTTCAGCACGGTCGGCTATTGCTTTAACCTGCTTGTCGGTAAGGCCCATGACCACCCTTGGGTTTGCGCGGCTCGCGATCCATTCGCCCTACATGACCTATGCCGCAGGGCCGGACACCGCATGGATTGCTGAGATTTCTACGTCCGCTTCGGCTCGAAAGGAGGGCCCTGCTATGAGGTCTTGTTCTTCGCCAGCTCTTGGGCGAACTTCTCATGACGTTGGTTTGGGAGAACTGGCATGCCGATCAAAAAGTTCCTTGATGTCGACAAACTCGAAGAACACCGCCGCCTATATGCAGACTTCGTGGAGGCTAGCCGTCTTGCTGGCGAGATGCTCAAGCTGCACGGAATGGACTCCAAGGAGTTCGAGGCAGCCGACTACGCTGCTGGTGAGATTTCGTCCAAGATCAACAGACTGCTTGGTCGCCATTCGTGGATAGGATGAGCGCGAGCGTCAGCGACAGGGTCATTCTCTCCACCCTTTATCTGGTGGGGTTAGGAGGGGTGGCTAGCACGTGACAACCGGCACGCCCCAAGGTTCGGGCTGCACAGTCGGGCTGTCAACGAAGTAGGGCCGGATCACTTCCAGCGGCTTGGTCATGGTGTCCTGCGGGCGCGGCAGATTAGGGGCGAAGGCAATCGGCTGAACATCAGCCAGCCGCCTTTGCACCTCGGCCCACTGCTCGGCGTTCGGGGCGCCATCTTTGAAGGACGCGCTGTAGCCATCAATCCAGGCTTTGAACTCGGACAGGTTCATGTCTCTCTCCACTGGTTAGGCTACGAGCTTGAGCGGCTTGTATAGGCGGGCGCCATAGTCTTCACTGCCAAGCTCCCGCTCCAATAGGCGCAACTCGTTGTTCGCCTCATCGAGGGCTTTCGGCAGGTCTTCCCACGCCCATGAGATGCACACCCTGCCCCACTTCCGAGAGTGCCTAAACGGCTTGAACACGCGGCCACAGATGATACGGCGCTCACCAGGGTGCGGCACCGTCCATTGGAAGCTCTGCAGCTGAGCCCCGAACCCGCCGATCCACTGATAGAACTCTCCATGGAGCCAGTAATAGCGGTCATCCCAATAGGGAGACTTCATGCCATGACCATTGCCGAACAGCTTTTGGTCGAGCCAAACAATCATGCGTCTCTCCAATGCGAAATGGCCCACCGGTTAGGGTGGGCCTTGGAATGGGTGGGGCGGGGCTTGAGAAGATGAGCAGCGGGGCTTGCCCCAAATGCAAAGAGCCCGCACTTGGCGGGCCCTATCCGCCTGACTGATCTGGCCTTTATCTCCCGCGCGGCCAGAAACGCGGTAGCAACCAAGCAGTAGGCCATAAGGAGAAAAAGGAACTGCTTGTGTGAGATTTCAGAATTTTGGGCGCAAAACGAGATCAGCGGAGATGTCGTTCATCTCCTGGGTCCGCCGCGCCTCGGCGAAGTCGCTGGCGTCGGATCGCGGATCATCCGCGAAAAAGAATCTGTGATTTGCGACCATAAATCAAGCCGCTTTTGTTCGCTGCTGTGAATTGTCGGTGAGTTCTTCCAGCATTGCGCCCAACATTCGTGCGCGCTCTCCTGCCGCCCGAATTACCACGGGGCGGTCAGAAGACGCTTTGCTCTTCATTTGTAGGTGCGATCGCAGTACTCCCCGCCCTTGAACATGTACGAGAGCCACAGACCGCTCGACCTTGACGCCTCGATGCAAGACGCAGTGACGCTCTACGGTAAGCTGTCCGTCGATCTGCGCGCCCCGGTAGTGAAGCCATTCACGGCTGGCCGTGTCGATGCGGCGCGGGAGAAGGCCACCATCCGATCTTGGCAAAGAGAGGACGCCATTGACCAGATGCATGGACATAACGCGGAACCAATTTGGCGGCCCGGGGAATCCTACGAAGATCGTCCCTGGGATCGCAGCGTGAGCGACTTCGAGCTTCCCCTTTGAATAACGGTTCTTCTTCCGAAATTTCGTCTCAGTCGGGATGAAAGTCATGCACCCCAATTTGTTCAAGAAATACCCAGCCAGATATTCCTTTTGCCGCACCACATCGAGCGCGTACCAATGGAGTTCATCGTCTTCAAATTTGCGCTGGCGGCTGCCCATGCCAAAAATCCCCATTGTTGCTCACAACGCGGACCTTGCCGACACATGGCCGGGGCAGAGATAGGTAGAACGGGTAAGGTGGATTCTGGAGTGATTTTTCCGCTGGCGCAAGCATTGCCGGCGAGTATTCACATGAGCTTATTCAGGCCGGCCGCGCTCATACTCGACAGTTCATCAACGGCCTGCATGATGCTGTCCCGAAGCTTCTCCCACCAAGGTCTGGCAGCGAGCCGTTTCTGCTCCGCCAATTGCTCATCGCGAGAAGCCAACCAAAACTCGGTCGCATACAACACACTATTATGCCCGCATGCGCATAGGTTAGTGACGATTAGGCCCTCAGCGACACGGGTATTCGGCGGCACGATTTCAATACGATCTTCCATTTCTGTACCCTATTCTCCGCCCCCTGGAAGGCAAGGAAGGCGGGGAGTTATTCACCACCAACCAGCGATAATGCCAGTCAGGAACACGATCCCAGCTAAGCACCCAATCGCCATGGCGGCCGTCATTCCTATGGCTTGCATGACCATGGCGCGGCGCATGCTCCTGATCTGATCGGGAGGTAGGCTGAAGAAGTTGTGTGGGTCAAAGCTCATCGCACCATTCCTTTCTTCTCCAACTGCGCGAGCCATTGCCTCTGCCTGCGCTTCTTCGGTTTCGATTGGTCCTTGAGGTAGGACAAAAGGTATTGGGATTGATCGGGTGGTAAATCTCCGATCTGGGGGAGCTTGGGGCGAGAGAACTTCATGCTGCCGCTCCATAGATTGCCTGCAAAGCTCGCTCGGTGCGCAGGATCGCCCGCCCGATCGCTTCTGGAATTTGAGGAACTACCGCGTCTCCGAACGCTTCAACGATGAGGGATGCTGCAGAAGTCCCGCGCGGACCGCCGACTGCAATGCGCGACTGAGCCACCCAGGCGGATAGCCCATCATCCAGTTGTAAGTGATCGGCAAGGTCATCGAGGGACCAGTCAGCCCGGCGTCCGAGAGCATCGTCGCAATCTCCCGAGCGCAGTCCCATTTGGACGGGGCTTTGCCCGTCAAAGCCCCGTCCAGAACCGCATCCATCGTTGGGCTCTTGCGCTTGTTGTAGGCCGGGCTCCAGCGGTCCAGTCGCTTGTCGCGTTTGGTAGGCGTGGGAAGGCCACTTTGTGCCTTCTGCAACTGATGGCGAACCGTCCCCATACGCCCCGTGTCCCCATGGCCGCCCGCCTTGATGTCTGAAGCGCGCGGCGTCGAGAGCATCTCGCGCTTGCCCATCTCCAGCATGGTCACGAGCGACACGCCCGTTGATGTCGGTTCCGCAGCTTTCGAAATCTCTGGGCCGTGGCTGGCGTCTGACGCCCTGGGCGTGGGGAGCCGTATCAGCGTCTCCAGCGAAGGCCGCTTGCGTGAAGGATTCTCTGGATAGGACTGACTGCCATATCGGGTCGCTGTCGGGGTCGGTAAGCTGCTCGATGTCGCATCCGATGAGCCAAGACCTTGGGCGTTCGTGGTTCGCGCCGATGTCACCAGCACGGACCACGAACGGCCAGCAGGAGTAGCCGAGCTCTTCCAATGCAGCGAGGACGAGGTCAGCGCCCCGAGTTCGGAGATTAGCGCTGTCCTCAAGAGCGAACCAACGAGGGCGGACTTCTCCGATGATGCGGATAGCTTCGAAGTAGAGGCCAGACCTTTCGCCTTCGACGCCTTTGCCTTTGGTGTTGGCTGGGCTGATGTCCTGGCAGACAACGATTCTGGGTAGAAACCCGAGATCGTGAAAAAGCTGTCGGCCGGTAAGAGTTCGGACATCGTCATACATCCTGACGTTGGGATTATTCTGGAGATAGAGCGCGCGGCGCCACTCAACCCATTCGCACGCAGCTACCGTGTGAAACCCAGCTCGGTGCATGCCGAGCGACCAACCGCCAGCAGCGGCGCTGAAGAGATCGAGCACCGACAGGTCCTTCATGCTGCCGCCTCACCGTCACGGTCGCCAACGGAGTAGCCGAGGCGTTCGCGCATGGCGGCCTCGTCGCTTTCATCGAGAAACCTGGAGTTGGCCTTGACCATCTGATCGTGCTTGCGCTTGGCGGCTGCGGCGTCTTCCGTCCTGTGCTGCTCGGCAAAGCTCTCGACCAGGCCGTCAACCATGGCTTTGACACGGGCACGGCTTTCCGGGGTCTTTGGGACATCCGGCGGCGGCAGGCGTGGATGCAACGCCTTTTCGCGTGCCAGCCTATCCGTGCGGCGCTCCATGGCTCGGCGAGTCGCACTGGCCACCAATGGAGCCGGCGGGACATAGGACGGGTTATGGCCGGGAACGGAACCACTCAGAAGGTCCGCGATTCCAGTCTCGACATCCTCTGCCTCGTAGATCGAAACAGCCTCGAAATAGACCTTCGCCTTGGCCAGTCGTTCGCGGGCAAGGTCGCCGGGATCGGCGGAATGGTCACCCTGCTGATAGGTCCGGAATAGCCGGTCGAACGCGTCTGCGATCCTCGTGTTCCTGTCCTGGGTCATCCTGTGATTTCCTTGCGATGAAGGCGAATACGTCTGCTTGGGAGGGGGCGCGTTGAGGCGGAGGTGAGCCGCGCGGTTGCTGTGCCGGCCGGTCAAGCCAGCGGTCCTGGTTCAGCCAGGTTGCCGGGTTGCACCACGGCCGATCGTCGGTCTTGGCGGCATAGAGGCTCAGGCCATCGAGCAAGTCGGACAGCACTACCCGCTTGAGCGCTCGGCCAAACGCTTTGACGGCATCAGCCTTGCCGACCTTGTGGGGATACGCCGACCAAAATTCATCGAACCCAGCGGGGACAGAGCCCCCCTTAGGGGGCGAAGGGGTATTAGGATTGATGGGGTTAGGAAGAGGGGTTTGGGGAGAAACCTCAGGGGAAGAAAGGGCGTCACTAGAGTTACATTCCGTAACGCGTGACGCTTTGTTACGCCGGTAGCGCTCCTGACGAACCGCGCCAGCAGAACGGGGTGGCACCTCTGCCTCCATAGCCGCAACAGCAGCAACGATGGCCTCATGGTCCATCCCGGACGCCAGCATGTGCTTCAGCGCGACCGCGATAACGCTCATGGCCGGCTTGCCAACGTTTTAGCGGCGCCGTCATGCTGACGCTTCCAGGCAGCAAACCGCCGGGCGCTTTCGGAATCGGACCTGACGCCAGGGTCAACAATCTTCACGCCGCCATAGGAGATCGTGTCTTTGGGCTTGGCTTCGGGCGGCGGCGTGTAAAGCCAGTTGACCCACTCCACCAGCTCCATAGCTTCGCAGCCGACTTCTGCCGCGATCTGCTCCCAAGAGCGCTTCTGCTCGACACGTTTGCGGACAAGCTTCCACAAAGCGTGATCGTCGCGAGCCAACCGAACTTTGCCGGGGTAGTGATAGGCAGTGGAGGTCATGACGCGATCTCCTCGGCCATCTCTTTGATACGCTTGAGGACGAGGTCCTTCTGCACCTGCTCGTAGTGCTGCTCGCGGCGGTCAATCTCAGCGATTGAGACGGTAAGGTTCAGATGAGACGTGCAGACTTGGCGCTCGCCGTTGGTCTTGATGGCACGCGGCTGGGTCATTCAGGCCTCCCCAGCTCGCGCCGAAGCTTGGCGTGCGTTGCCGCCTGAAGCGCCTTTTGGTCGACCTTCACATACCGGACGTGGTGAACCTCGACCGGCTTGCGACGAAAGAAGCCAGCCAGCCTTGAGAGAATCCCCTCTCGTGCACCGTGCATGACGTTGCCCATGGTCTATCCTTCTGTGGTTTTCCGACCGGAGCTAGAAGGCCCGTTCTGCCTATCTCTGCTCAGGTCATGTGCGGCTAGGCCGCGTTAAGTTCAGTCAGTCTCGATTTCCCGAGCTGCCGCGCGGAGTGCTTCCATGCGGTCGATTTCCATCTGAGCCCTGGCGCCATGACGCTCCGCCGCCTTCCGCCATCGTGTCGCTAGCCAACGCCGCCATGACAACGGCAAGCTGTGCTTCAAGCTCAGCAACGCGCTTCGCCAAGGCCCGATCTGCTTCCTCACGGGCTTTCTCCTCTTTTGCGCCGATAAGCGATTTGATCGCCTCAACCTCTTGCTGGCGAGGTGATAGTGTCTCCTCGCCGTCCCAATAGGATCGGACGCGCCGTACTTTCATGTTCAGCAACGAGGCGATTTTCGCCTTGCGCCATTCGTGGTTCATCGTTGGCCAGCGCTTCACGGCATAGGCGCGAAGATCGTCAGCAAGAGCAGCGGTCACGTCGCGCTCCTTTTTGGCAAACTTTGACAACTGGTTGGCATCCCTTCGGTGCATGGTTGCTCTCGAAGGAAGCGACCAGCTTGGAAAGGAACGAGACATGGCCGAACTGCTCGGGAAGGCTTTGGCGAGCGTGTTTGAGCAGTGGGCCGAAGAAATCCGCGCCAGGGCTGATGAAGCCGAGGCAGCGTTGAATAGAGGTGCGGACGCAAGCAGGGAGGAGGATAACTTGCGCCCGCGTGCGGTCAGCGCTGGAGGGAACAGTGACCGCAATGGGAATGGAAAAGGCGCCGGGGACTTGGGAGCCCCGGCTAAGTTGGTTGGGAGCGAACAGTTCTGGTTGGTGGTAAGAAACCAACTCACCGGCCGTTTCAGCGCCGGCATGACCACCACGGCCATGAGGCAGGCAGCGGATATCGCGCAACTCCGCCCCCGGCGCGCCGCTGCCTCCCTGATGCTCGTGGTGGATGGTGATGGTGGGCATTAGGCGTCCACCTCGTGGTGATCGACAGCAAGCCCAGCCTTCTGGCGGCATTTCCCGCACAGCGCAGACCGCGAGTAGCCGCCGCAGCCCTTGGGATTGAGGCAGCGCGGATCAGGCTCGTCGGTGTAGGACCAGTTGCGTTTGGTGGGGGCGCCGGTTTGCACGGCGCCCTCGTTTTCGCTTGGGTTCAAGGTATTCGCAGCGTTGTCAGAGACTGCCTCGGCAGCTTCTGCGTTAGGTGCGGCTACATTTTCGCCTCCTGCGTTGGAGAAATCGCCCGCATCCTCGCGTCGATCACTCTCGCCGTGGCCAGCGGCATCCCCGGCGACGTGGCTAAATTCGTCGCCTACTTCGTTCGCCGTTTCCGGCTGAATAGGGTGCTGGCCTTCGTCGCCCTCCGTGCCAGCGAAAGAGGCGGTGGGGGCAGAGGTGATACCCTGCGACTGCTCAGCCGTTTCGGGCTGAGGTTCGTTATTTGCACTTTCTACAAAGAATGGGGTGGTGACCTCTTCGACAGTTTCCGGGTCGAAACCCGCAGGAACGCTGGTGTTATGGATGGTGGTCTCGGCGGCAGAAAAATTTTGTTCGTTCATATTCGCCAAGCCGAGCAGCCCGGCGTAGGTCGTAGCGTAGTCAGCCTTGTCGAGGATTTTGCGGACGCGCTTGCCGTCTCCGGCTTCGTCGCGTTCGTCCTGAACCTGGGCCTTGATAAGGGCTTTAAGCGCGGACCAGTCGCCACCCTGAGCGGTGACAACCTCGCGGAGCGCGGCAATCTGGTCGGCATCGTCAAGCTGGCGCTCGATAATGGGGCGCGCTTCGGCGACGATCTGTTTGAGGGCGTGGGAGGAGAGCATTTACGCGCCGCTCCCCATAACCAAGTCGAGATAGGCCTTTACCGTTTCACCAAGTCCGCCAATGTTCTCCGCATTGCTTTGCGGCATATAGCGAACCGCACGCACCGTGGCCTTAAGCGCCCCGATGTCCACACCAGAGACCTTCGCTTCAGCGTAGATAAGCGCCTTCAACTTGTTTTCAGCGTCAATCTTGTCCTCGATCGCCACGATGCGTCGGACGAGGCTCTTGATGTCGGCGTCCGCGTTGGACGCTGGGGCGACAGTTTTTCCCGCGTTTATGACGCTGAGCAGTTCTTTGGAGACGCGGAGGTTTGGCATTGCTAAGCCACCTCCACTCGCAGGCCGCGCGCAAACGCCCAGACGCCAACTCCAGAAATAGCCACGTCAACAAGAGCGCTCGTAACGTCGCCTTGCAGCATATAGCGCTCATAGCCAGCAGTTCCGGCGCAGATCAGCCACATGCCGACTGCCATGAAATACTCGCGGCTCATGCTGCGGCCTCGAAGAAGCACGAGATGTCCACCGCGCCGCCAGACGCGCGCTGTATGCGCTCCATCACCTTGCGGGATGGGGTTCGTTCCTTGGCCAGATATCGATAAAGGCTGGTGACCGTGATGGAGAGATCGCGGGCAATTTCAGGCTTCTTTCGCCCGGCCTGCTCAGCGCTTTCCACCCATTCGGCGAAGGTGATCTTCGTGCTCATAGCTTCGCAAGCTTATCACCAAACTGGTGATTTGCAAGCGCGATAATCACCATTCTGGTTAACGACACCGATTTGGTGAAGTGCGATAGTCGCCGCATGGGCAAATTTCCTAATCATCTCCGTGCGTTCAGAGAGGCAGCAGGTCTCAGCCAGCCGCAGCTCGCAGCCCGCATGGATACCTCCGTGCAGAACGTCTCCCGCATAGAACGGGGAGAGCGAAAGCTGGATCAGGAATGGGCCGAGAAATTTGCGCCCCACCTTTCCACCACAGCCGCGGAGTTGATGTTTCCATCTCCGGAACGGCTGGCAGCCTTGAAGGCGAAGGGCGATAAGCCCCGCCCAGCCGAAGGCGCTCCCGAACTTACCTATCACCCACTTGAAGAAGACACATGGCAGCCCGGCCCCGACGCCGAGGGCGAAGGCTATGACCGCGAGAGCTACACTCCGAAGTTACCGGGAGCCATCCCCGAGCTGGACGCCAAGGCCGGCGCGGGTGAAGGTGCCGTGGGCGAGGTGATGGTGCTGCCGCTGGGCGACGGCACGATCTCTGCCCACAAGATCGTAGACGAATGGCTCTTGCCTGCCGCCTACCTCCGCGAGGCAGTGCGTAACCCCAACCAGGCTATCGTCATGTCGATTGAGGGCGACAGCATGACGCCCAACTACATGCCAGGCGACCGGGTGATTATCGACCTATCGCAGGATCATCTTGAGGCAGATGGGGTCTATCTGATCAGCTATGACTATCGGCATCCCCAGGTGAAGCGACTCCAGAGCGTGCCGCTATCGATGCCGCCACGCGTCCTAATCATCAGCGATAACGCCAGCTACCAGCCGTTCGAGGTCGAGGTGGACTTGCTTCGGATACACGGGAAGGTCTGCGCCTATGTCGGGAGGCGATAGGAGGGAAATTGGATAAAACCGCGAGCGACCTGTATATCCTTCAGATCGACGCTAGCGCTTGTCTAGTGCAGATTGCTACCACGCTGTCAGTATTGAAAGCGACGTTGCCAGCAGAGCAGGCGGCGGTACTCTCACCTGAACTTGATAAACTATACGAGCGGATTGATAAACTTTTGGGGGGCTTGGGGCAGTTTCCAAATGGCAAGTGACCAGAACAACGTCTCCCTAGAGCTTCTTCGAAGGCAATTGCAACAAGCGAAAACCCCATCTGCCTTGAAAGGTGGCGGCGGAGATGGCACATTTGACGGCATGGAAGTTCGTGTCACACGTCTCGAAAAGCAGTTCGACAAGATTGACGGCAAGCTCGACACGCTAGTGCGCGACGTGGCTGAAATGAAGGGTCGCGTAAACGCAATGCCGACAACCTGGCAAATGGTTGGTTTTGTTGTCGCCCTCACCGTGGGCATCTTCGGCTTCGTTAAGCTCGCGCTCCACGTCTAGATCAATTCAACGCCATCTGATCGAGCGCTCTGAGCGCATCCTGAATATGCGGGATCACTCCCGGCTCTAGCGGCTTGCACATATAGACCCGATCAGGGTCATCCCCGTTGCCATCCCCTACCCTTCCCATCACCGGCACGATGACGAATTCATCATCCTCCTGCATCAGCCGATTGCGGGTGATGGTGAAGTTGTATTGCGGGAAGGCCCGCACCAGGCGCTCCCCTATAGCCTCCACCACGACCTTGCTCGCCCCGTTCATGGACGCCGGCAGCACGACCACAAAGTCAGACATTTCCCTCATTTATGTTCTCCTTTTGTACTCATGGAAGCGCAAAAGACGGCGCGAGTCGAGTCGCAAAGTAGGCCAAACACAAAATCACCGATCTGGTGATTTCTAGTCTTTACATTCACCAGATTGGTGATATGGTCACTCCATCAAACCGATGGAGCCGCAAATGACCAACGCACTGAGGATTGCTTCCAAACCTGAGTTTCGCATCGAAAAGAACGTGCCGCTGCCGACACGGGTTTGGTCTTCCCAATATCCTTTTGCTCAGATGGCTGTCGGCGACAGCTTCTTTGCGACCGATAACCGAGCGAACTACGCTGCTTACGCATTTGCCGTCCGTCATGGCGTGAAGTTCGCATGCCGCTCTGAAAACGACGGCTACCGTATCTGGCGTACCGCCTAACCCCTCCGCCCCAAGGAGGGGTTCTGCAAATGGCCTTCGACAAACAAGCGCCGGAATGGGTAGCGCGCAGGACCAGCGAAATCGTCGTTGCAATGGCTGATGCCGACTACCCGGCCTACGTCATGCTGATGGGCGAGCTGGAAGGCTTTGCCAACCATGAAAGCCTCAATGGGCGCTCTGAAAGCTGCCGGGGCATTCTCTCCACCATGCAGGACATGAAGGCGAAGTACCGCGACGACCTGCTCGCGGCGCACGAAGCGGCCTCCCCTTTCTCCCGTGAGAATTGGTCAAAGCTGACCGCCGAGCAGAAGGCTGGCCGCGCTCCGCTTCCCGATTTCTCCGCCCTCCCCCTCGAACACAAGGCAGCCTGATGGCCAAGATCACCAAACTCACCCCCGAGCAGGAAGCGCGGCTCATTGAATACCGCGATCGTTTCCTTGCCTATGGCCTCAGCACGGAGCCGGCTGATCGTCCTGCCGCCGAAGATGCTGTTCGTGATGCCTACCGCGCTGGCGGCCTGGCTCCGCCAGAAGTCTTCATTTGGCTTCCGTCGCCGATGGCAGGCGCCATCGCTGCTGCGATGCTAGCGAACGGCAAGGTCAGGGCTCAGGTCAGGGCTCAGGTCGGGGCTCAGGTCGGGGATCAGGTCGGGGCTCAGGTCAGGGATCAGGTCGGGGCTCAGGTCAGGGATCAGGTCTGGGATCAGGTCGGGGCTCAGGTCGGGGCTCAGGTCGGGGCTCAGGTCGGGGATAAGGTCGGGGCTCAGGTCAGAGCTCAGGTCTGGGATCAGGTCGGGGATAAGGTCGGGGCTCAGGTCTGGGCTCAGGTCGGGGATCAGGTCGGGGCTCAGGTCAGAGCTCAGGTCAGAGCTCAGGTCAGAGCTCAGGTCAGGGATCAGGTCGGGGCTCGGGTCAGAGCTCAGGTCTGGGATCAGGTCGGGGATAAGGTCTGGGATCAGGTCAGGGCTCAGGTCAGGGCTCAGGTCTGGGATCAGGTCTGGGATCAGGTCTGGGATCAGGTCTGGGCTCAGGTCAGGGCTCAGGTCTGGGATCAGGTCAGGGATCAGGTCGGGGATCAGGTCTGGGCTCAGGTCGGGGATCAGGTCGGGGATCAGGTCGGGGATCAGGTCGGGGATCAGGTCGGGGCTCAGGTCTGGGCTCAGGTCAGGGCTCAGGTCTGGGATCAGGTCAGGGATCAGGTCGGGGCTCAGGTCGGGGCTCAGGTCTGGGCTCAGGTCAGGGCTCAGGTCAGAGCTCAGGTCAGAGCTCAGGTCAGGGATCAGGTCGGGGCTCAGGTCGGGCGCGCTGGTTATGGACAGCACGATGCGGGATGGATGGCCTTCTACTCGTACTTTGCCGAGGTGGCCGGCGTAGCCGATGCGGCGCGTCTAGCGCCGCTGTCCCGGCTCAGCGCCGCCGCAGGCTGGTGGTGGCCGTTCGACCGCCTCTGTATCATCACCGACCGGCCCTTGGCGCTGAGCCGGGACGCAGAAAATCGCCTGCATTGTGAAAATGGCCCTGCGATTAAGTATCGCGATGGCTGGGGCGTGTATGCCTGGCACGGACGCCGGGTCCCTGCCGACTGGATCGAAAAGCGGCATGAGCTTGATCCGAACGAAATCATCAAGCATCGCGACGTTGAAATGCGCGCTGTGGGCGCAGCAATCATCGGCTGGCCGAAGATGCTCTCGGTGCTCAAGGCCAAGACCATCGACAAACATGCCAATCCGGACATTGGCGAACTGATCGAGCTGACCCTTCCGGGCCTTCCAGAGCCTGGTCGGTTCCTCAAGGCGGTCTGCCCCCGCAACGGCATCATCGTGGAAGGTGTGCCGCGCATCTCTGACATCGACGGTCTGCCCATCAATACCGCTCTGGCAGCCCAGGCGTGGCGAGTTGGCGACCCGCTTTCCGAATACCTCCATCCAGAAGTTCGCACCTAACCAAAGGAGATAGTGCGATGAAGAAAGTTATTGGCCAGCAGGGCGAAGTTCGCATCGTCCAGATCGATGCCATGCCCGCTGGTGTTCAGACCAAAACGGTCGAGCGCGGCGCAAAGGGCTACGTGATCAGCCATAGCGAAAGCGGTCATCATCACCTGCTCACGGATGGCGAGGTCATGGAACGCACCTCTGACGTGCCTGATGGCATGCAGATTTTCTACGCGATCCTGAGCACGCCTCAGAGCTTCATCCAGGACGCTGCCAACCCCCACGGCGGCTACGACCTTGACGTGGGCATCTTTGAGTTCCGCGTGTCCCGTGAGTTCGATCCTTTCGCAGAGCAGGCCCGTCGCGTTGCCGACTGATCTTTCACGTCCTGGCGTCTGTGTGGCGCCAGGTAGCGAACGATCATTGGAGGCAACCATGCCCGATCATATCACCACTCTCCCCGGCGGCACAGCCGTATGGACGCCTGACCAGCAGCAGGAAATGTACGGCCGCGCTTCGTCTCTCGCCCTTTCGGCAATGATGGTTGTCGTGATCCTGGTTCTTGTCGGAATCGCAATGCTGGGAGGCTGGCATGGCTGATCCCGCACGCCGCATCAACCATCGCGAGCCAGGTGAATTTGGCGAAGGCGCCGACATCACCATCGAGCGCATTCTTGCCGATTGGGACCGTGAACGTTCCGCCGGCCTTCCTCCCCATGAACGCATTGAGGCGCTTTCACGCGCCAGTCAGAACGAAAGGGCTTCTCGATGAACGATATGTCGAATGCCCCAATGCGATACGCGATGAACAGCCGCGCCGAAGGCATGGCATTCCTCAAGTTGTCCCAGACGCAGCGGCGCATCTCCTGGAACTATCGCCGCTGGGCGCTCACCGAACTGCACATCAACGGCAAGACAGCACGTTACGAGAAGTGGGCAGCCGAGGCGCGCACCTTGTGGAGCGGGGCCAAGTACCACTTGGAAGTGGCTCGGAGGAAGCTCCATGGCTGACCGTATCCACCTCGAAGCCAGCATGATCGAGCGCCATATCGCGGCGATCATCGCTGAGTATCCCGAGCTTGAAGAAGACGACGCTCTGCGCGCCGACATGCTTGAGGGCAGCACAGACCTCTATGACGTGCTCGGCCGCGTTCTCGACCACAAGCTCGAGGCTCGTGGGTTCGTACAGGCCATCGGCGTCCGCAAGTCTGACCTGGCAGAGCGCCATGCCCGCTGGCAGCGCCGCGAGGACAGCATGGACAATCTCATGCGCCGCATCATGACCGCTGCCGGCGTCGACAAGGTGCTGCTGCCTGAGGCTACCGTAAGCCTCGCCAAGGCGCGCAACAGCGTCGAGGTGACAGATATCGAGTCCCTGCCGCAAGGCACCTACTCGACTGAACGCAAGGCTGACAAGGCGACCATCAAGGCCCTTCTCGAAGGCGGCGAAGACATCCCCGGCGCGCAGCTCGTCCAAGGCGAGCGCACGCTAACCGTGAGGACGAAGTGATGGACCTCGTTGATCTTCATAAGCCGTTCCCGCCGGCTGAGATTGAGTGGCGCGTAGGTAGCACCAATGGCGAGAAGACCAAGGGCCTCGCGCTGGCTTACCTAACGGCCCGCCATGTCATGGAGCGATTGGACGAGGTATGCGGCCCCAGCAACTGGCAGGACCGTTACGAATTCCATGGCTCTCGTACCGTTTGCTACCTCTCTATCCGTGTAGATGGAGAATGGATCACCAAGGCCGATGGCGCCGGTGACAGCGATGTCGAGGCCGAAAAGGGCGCGATCAGCGATGCCTTGAAGCGCGCAGCGGTCAAATGGGGGATCGGTCGATATCTCTATGACCTTGGCAACACTTGGGTAGCGATCGAAGGCGCCGGGAAGTCCTATCGCATCCAGAGCGCAGAATATCCGCGCCTAGCGAAGGTGCTTGCTGACAAGTTCGGCTCGTCCCCCCAATCGCCTCCGTCCAACCAGAATTCGCGGCTGCCGGAAGAGGCGTCAGCGAAGCTTCATGACCAGATCGACTTCGAGCTTGGCCTGGCAGGCGAGAACCTTGCCGCCATCTGGAAGAAGCACTGGGGCACCATTCAGACCCTCTACTTTCCGCATCAAGAAGCGCTGACGCGGAAAAAGGACGCACTCAAGGCCGCGCTCAGCGAGGCAGCATAGCAATTCCCAACCAAGGGACCGGCTGGCCCAACGCTGTTCCGCCAGCAGAAAGCCAGCCGGATGGATTTGATGACCGACCGCCAGTCTTTCGTTCTCGCTACTCCTCGCGTCATGGGCAACGCCATCGAAGCCCTGCGCGATGCCCAACCCTATAGCCGCGTCACCATCGCTCCGCCGCAGCGCAGCGTTGACCAGAATGCGAAGTTCCACGCGATCCTTGGAGACATTGAGCGCAGCGGCTTCGAGTGGGCCGGCAAGCCTAGGAAAGCCGAGCAATGGAAGGTGCTGCTTATCAGCGCCCATGCCATCGTGACTGCTGAAACCGACGATGATCGTCGCGGCCAGGTAGTTCCGGGGATCGAAGGGGAGTTCGTCGCTCTTCGCGAGAGCACCGCCAACATGTCGGTGGCGCGGGCTTCTTCGCTCATCGAATACACCATCGCGTTTTGCCACCTGAAAGGCATTCCGCTGACGGAGACGGAGCGGCGCGGCTTCCTCGAGAGCAGGGAGCAGGCGGCATGAATCCATTTAGCGACGAATTTCCAGAAATTCCGGCGTGCCCAAGGTGCGGGCATACCGGTGATGGGCTGCAATGGAGTTTCCCAGAGGCATCTTGGATGCGGTCATTCCACCTCGTGCAGTGCGCCTGCCTCGCCTGTGGAGCGCACGGCATCCCGAGGTGGACCTATGAGGATGCGGCGGCTTCGTTCAAGGCTGTGGAGCTTGAGGAATGACCCTCCAGTTCATCGCCCCCACGAAGCGCCGGAGCATGACGCGAGCCCGCGCCGCCCGCATCTTCCTCGAAGCTAACGGCATCTGCTGCCTGTGCGGAAACAAGATATTCAACGGGCAATCCTACTTCATCGAACACCTTGAGGCCCTGAGCCTTGGCGGCGCCGATGACGACGCGAACTGCCGCCCAGCCCATACCAAGTGCAAGGCCCAGAAGGACGCTGCCGACGCTGCTGCTAAGGCCAAGCGCGATCGGCTCGTGACGAAGGGCTGGGAAGGGCGGAGGAAGCCGAAATGGCCGTCGCGCCCCTTCGGCAATGGCAACCACCAACACACCGCAACGCGCGCGCCAGCTAAGGGCGTTCGCATCGGATTTGGAGAGGAATGAGATGACCAAGGCAATTAAGCTCACGGCGGCTGTCGCAATGCTCGCCTCTTTGGCGGCATGTAGCGACGCAGACGTTGCCTCACGCAACCTGTCGAAAGCGGCCGACCAGTTTGAAATCAACCGCAGGGTAGTGTTCTACAACGGCATCACCGGCGACTACATGTTGTCGATCGAAGGACTGTGCTCCCTCGGCAATGCGGATAAGGCGCGCGAGGTGTCAATCACCTGCAAGACTGGACCGGGCGCGTACAAGAAGCACTTCCTAGGGCTGTCCGACAACGTGACCTACTTTGTCGAGCAGTTGGAAGCCGCGAACGTCAGCGCCTATCACTACCGGGTCATCTTCAAGCCCTCGGTGATCATCCCTGATCTGGATATCCGCTGATGACCTCCCCCGATCTCCATTCCCTGCTGGATAGGGTGCGCAAGGCGACTGGACCGGATGCGGTGCTCGACGCGGAAATAGCGGCTACGATCGGCCCTGTCGTCATGCGCCAGACCTCGGATGGAAGCTATGCCTTCTTCGACCGGCGCCGGGACAACATGTGCTTCTTGTGCAATGTCCGAAGCGCTCCGTTTGACGAGCTAAGCACTTGCCTTTCCGTGCCATCCTACTCCCTCTCCCTCGACGCCACAGTTGCGCTGATCGAGGAGAAGCTGCCGGGGTGGCAACGCGCCAGCGGCACCTGCGGCGAGCAGGATATGCCATGGCCTGCCTCACCGAACCTGACGAGCCGTATCGCGACTTCTCCGCCGATGCGCCGGACGAAGTTCTCGCCCTTCTCGACGCCCTCCTCCAAGCCCTTATCGAGGTGCACCATGACGAAGCCTGACGATATCCCGCAGGATGTGTTGGATGTAGCCCATGGCATCGCCATGGATTTGCCGGCCCGCATTCAGGCAGTGAATCGCGCCTTTGCTGCAAGCGTGATCGCCCGCGCCATCCTTGCCGAGCGCGAACGCTGCGCACTGGTCGCGGAGGCGCAGGGCCGCCGCTATTCCGAGCCTGCCGTAGGTCACAGCATCGCTACTACTATTCGCAATGGGAGCCACTCATGAGCACCAACCCCATTAGCGAGGAACTGCTGCCCTGCCCGTTCTGCGGTGGGATTGCGTATATCACCAAAATGGGCGTCGGTTGGTACGCCGAATGTTCAAATGACGATTGCGGTGCAGAGGTTGCCGGAACGACAGATCGCCTTTCCGCCGTCGCCGCCTGGAACCATCGCGCTGCCGACAGCCGCGCCAAACAGGCCGTGGTGGAGACGAGCGAAGCCCGGAAGCGCGTCTATGCCAAGCTGGCGGAGGAAGGCGGCGGCACCTGGGCAACCTACATGTATGCCGAGATCGAGGAAGCCTTTGCCGATCTCGGCAGCGCCAACCAGGCCGTGGTGACGGAGCGACTAGGAAGGTTCGATCATCACCCAGACCCTGCCATCGACTTCGAAATTGAGGTGCAGGCCCTGGAAGCTCGCCTCTTCGACGCCAAGGGCAAGATCAGCAAGCCCGGCACCGAACCTGAGACGGTCGCGGCCGTTCTCGCGGATATCGACCGCGCAATGACGTTCACGGTCGGCGGCGACCACGGCGCCGTGGCCGCCAAGGCCACCTTGCGAGGACTGGAAGCGTCTGCCCGCGCCGCCCTCTCCCGCGCAGAGGGGCAAGAGCCGGTGGCGGTGAAGCCGCTGGAGGATATGGCCATTCAGATCGATGCGGAATGGCGCAAAAAGGGTGGCCTCAATTGCACGGAAGTATGCGCTATCATCCGTTCGGCACTGGTGGCCAGTCCCGAGCAGGTGGTGTGGCTGCCCATCAATAGCGCCCCAGAGGACGAACATATCATCCTCTGCACGACCGGCGGCCACGTTGGCGAGGCAATCATGCTCCGCGACGAAGACACCGGTGAGCAGAAATGGACGTGGGCGCTCGGCCCGGTTCATCCGACGCATACGCCGCTAGGCTGGATGCCGATGCCGCCAGTGATCTACACGGCTGTGGAGGCGTAGCAATGACAGCCAATCCTATACCTGAAGATGCCGAACACGCTCTGCGCAGCGCCTACGCGGCGCTCGCATTCTGCTTTCGGCGCTTGAAGGGCTCCGCCAGATCGCGGGACACCGAACTATGTTCGTCTCTGCTCAAGGTCCGCGCCGAGATCGAAACCACCCTCAAAGCACACGGAGCGCAGCCATGACTAATCTACCTGAACGCATTTTCGCCCATGACGGAGATCAGCGCGTCGAGTATATCCGGGTCGATCTTGCGGAACATGCCTCGAACGAAACGGGAAACCCTGGCAATCCTTTGCCGAATGACCCCAATAATGTCCCTGATAATGAGAACATCCAGCAGGCGCGGTTCAGCCTTGAGTGGCTGAAATTTAACCAGCGTCAACTGGACATCGACGGGGTTGAGGTCGCGGTATCGCGTCAGGCGCTCACTGAAGTGCTTATTGCGCTTGAGATTGCTGTCGACGCCCCCGCCCCTTCCATCCATGCCGGATATCGGCTGGTGCCGGAAGAGCCGACCGAGGAAATGAAGGTCGCTGCATTCGGTCCGATCATGGCAGGCGGTAGAGGGGGACCCATCACGGCGGACTTCGTGCGGCAGACGGCAGGGATAACCACGTACAAGGCCATGGTGGCCGCCGACCCTTCCCAGCCTCTAGTGAGGGGAGAGAGCGAATGAGCGATCCAGTTTTCGTCTTCGGCTCTAATCTTGCCGGCAGACATGGCAAAGGTGCCGCTCTGTGGGCGCATCAGCATCGCGGGGCGGTCTACGGACAAGGGAAAGGTTTGCAAGGCAATAGCTACGCGATCCCGACCAAAGGCCGCGATCTTCATACACTTTCCATCAAGGCCATCGCGCTCTACATCGCCGAGTTCAAGGGCTTTGCCGAGAAACACCCGGAATTGACTTTCCAGCTTACGCCGATCGGTTGCGGCCTTGCCGGATACAAGCCGGAGGACATCGCGCCGATGTTCCGCGATGCGCCTCTTAACGTGATCCTTCCTGACGAATTTAGGCAAGTACTCGGAGGCTCCCATGCCCAACGATAAGCAATCCCGCGCGGAGCTGGTGGAGAGGTTGCGCGACGGCATTCAGCAAACCGGTGAGACATTCACCGACGATGGCGAGATAGAACTATTCGACATCGATGATGCGAACGACGCCATGTCAGAAGCCGCCTCCGTCATCGAGAGCCAGGCATCCCGCATCGAAGCCCTTGAGGCAGAGAATGCGCGGCTGCGGGAGGCGCTGACGTTCTACCGCGACAAGTGGGCCTATACGCCTAACAAGCGGTTCGGCGGTCTAGAATGGCGACCAACTGAAACTCTACTCGATGACTGCGGGAATATCGCCCGTTCCGCCCTCAACCCCGAGAGGGAAGAGAAATGAAGCTGACGGAACGCGAAATACCCATCCTGGAACTCCTGAACGAATATACCCGACCGGACGGCGAGTTTTGCGTGCCGTTCCATACAATCTCCGGCGAGCCGAAGAGCAGCGCGTGGACCAAAGAGGTTCGCCGCATTGTTCGCCAGCTTGCACGAAAGGGCGCAGCCGAACTGTATCGTGGTTTGTTCACCGACGATGGAATGCTCTGCGGGTCTGGCTACTGTATCACGAAGTCCGGCCGCGCTGCCCTCCAAGCCGCGAGGTCCAAGGAATGACCAGCATGCGGGAGAAGATCGCGAGGGCGATTTACCACGGCACTCCCAGGAACAAGCCATGGGATCTGTTGAGCGCCTATAAGCGTGAGCAGTATGTTCATGAGGCCCATGCCGTCCTTGATGCTCTCATGGAGCCTACGGAGGGGATGGTTGCAGCGATGGATGAGCATTCCGGCACTATCGCGCCGGAGTGCGCCTACCAGGCCGGCATCCAAGCCGCGAGGGACGGAGCATGAGCGCACGCCGCCCTACTGCGATGCCAGCCGATACATGGCCGCCGCGCATGAACGCAGACATCGCTGCCGCATATTGCGGGGAGCGCCACGTTGAGGATTTTCTCGAGCGAGTAGGCACCGTCTATCCACAGCCTAAGTGGGTAGAGAGCACCCGCCGCAAATTCTGGTATCGTGGCGACCTCAACCGTAGCCTAGGCATTGTCGAGGCACCAACCGGAATGGGGGATAGGTTCGTTGTCGCGCTCCGGGAAAAGCGGCATGGCTGAACTGCCGAGGCACGCTCACCGCATCTTCAAGCGGAAGAACGGCAAAAAGACCATTTACACCTACTACACCCGGCATAGGAACACTCCGGAGGCGCTTCCCTCCATTCGGCTGCCAGAACCCCTATCAGCCGAGTTCAGCGTCTCCTACGCCATCTGTGAGGCTCTGGAGCACCGCAACGGTTGCCTATTCCTGTATGGCGTCCAACTGCCCGATGTGAGGGACGAAGCATTCTGGCCGGAGGCCAGGAAGGCCTATCAAGCCAAAGAGCGGCGCGACCATGAGAACGCGAAGGACTTTACCGCGCTGACGGAAGCTTTCCATGCCCATGAGGCTTTCACAGGACTGGCTGCTTCCACCCGTCGGGGATACGAGCGCTCGCGAGATATGGTGGTGGCGGCCTGGGCGTTCGATCTGCCCAGCGAGTTGACGACGCCAGACGCACAGGCAGCTATCGACGCGCTCGCAGAGACGCCGGCGACCGCCAACCAGTTTCGCGCCTATCTATCGCGCCTGTTGTCCTGGGGCATCCCACGCGGCTACAGCGCAATCAACCCAGTTGAGCACACGGAGAAGATTCCGGGCGGTGAGCCGTGGCGGCCTTGGCCGGATTGGGCCTTCGACATCCTGTTGGAGCACGCCCCGTTCAACTGCCTGATGCCCGCCATGTCGGCCCTCTTCACTGGGCAGCGCCAAAGCGATGTGCTCCCCATGCAGCGCCCACGGAAGGCGGACACGGTTATCCCCGTGGTTGCCCAGAAGACAGGCAAGCAGGTCTGGATACCAGTCCATTCCGAGTATCGGTGGTGGATCGATGTTGCCGAGCGCATGGCGACCGAAGCGGCATCATCTCGACGCAAGGACGGCGAGGCTTTGGTTGTGAGTACGGTGCTCCACCTCGGCATCAAGGGCGGCCAATACACCACCGATGGATTCCGCACTGAATGGCAACGCCTGATGGACACCGAGCCATTCAAGCGCTTCCGTGAAGAGCGGATCGTCTTTCATGGCCTGCGAAAGAATGCCGTTATCAACCTGCTGGAGGTGGGCTGTACCGAAAGCCAGGTCAGCGCCATCGTGAACATGAGCCCGGAAATGGTTCGCCACTACGGCATGGAGGTCAGCACTCGGCGCCTCGCCGTGGACGGAATGAAGCTTTTGGAGGCTCGCTGGAAGGAGGTTCGCCCAGCTGTTCTGGAACAGGAACAGAACGCGAATTGGAAACCAGCCAAGAGAATTGGAAACCGCTGGGAGCGCCCCACCCGGAAGGACAAGGGCTAAGCCCTTGCTTCCGTTGGGAAACGTTGGTGGGTGCGCACGGACTCGAACCGTGGACCCGCTGATTAAGAGTCAGCTGCTCTACCATCTGAGCTACGCACCCGGCTGCAACCGCCGGTTCCAACGTGGCGCCTCTCTAGCAAAGCTCTTTCTGCCTGTCTAGCACCGTACAGCACTTTTCCGCCGCGATCGTTTTGTTAGGATAAATCACCGCGACAATCGGGAATTTCCTTATGGATGAAAGCGTTAGAGAAGCCTCCAACCTCGTGATGATTCCGGCAAACTGGCTTTTGGCCAACGCTGGCTCGATCATTTCCGCGATTCTGGTGCTGCTTTTCGGCTGGTATCTGGCCCGAACGGCCTCGCGTTTCGTCGAACACCTCATGCCGCGCGCCTATGGTGTGGATAAAAACTTCGTCCCGCTCGTCTCCCAGGTCACCCGCTACGGCATCCTGATCTTCGCCATCATTACGGCGTTGAGCCTCATCGGCGTTGCCAGCACGTCGATCTATGCCGCCCTCGCCGCGGCCGGCCTCGCCATCGCGCTGGCCCTCCAGAACACGCTGGCCAACATCGCCGCCGGAATCATGCTGATTCTCCTGCGCCCCATTGCCATCGGCGAGTTCATCACCGGTGATGGCGTGGCTGGCGTCGTGGTCGAAATCGGCCTTTTCGGAACGCGCCTGCGCTCGACCAGCGGCCTTTACATCTTCACGCCCAACCAGAAGCTCTGGGCCTCGGCCATCACCAATCATAGCCGCGAGCCGCGCCGGCGCATCGACGTCAACGTTTCGATCCCCGATTCGCTCGACATTGCGAAGGCGCGAAAAATCCTGCTGCGCGTCGCCACCAGCGACAAGCGCGTGCTGATCGATCCCTCACCCAATGTGCATGTGGATAGTTTTTCGGGCGCCAGCGTCGCCATGCAGCTTCGCGCCTGGGTGGCGACGCCCAACTACCTCTCGACGCTCTACTCGCTGACCGAGGAATCCAAGATCGCGCTCACCAAGGAGCTGAACGCACAATCCGAGCACCAGATCTCGGTCACCCCTGACCCGAACGTGCCGAGCCCGGAGACGAAATAG